ATCAACAATTGAACGGATCACTTTTAAGTTTAAATTCAGCAAATTTAGACATTTCAAATAATTCAATAATTCGTAGGATATAATGGAAAATTTTGTTGAATACGTCACAAAGCAAGGCGACAGATGGGATACGATAGCCTTCAAGGCTTACGGAGATTCTACGCTTATAAATGGAATTATTGAAGCAAACACAAGTATTGTTATTTCTCCGATATTAGAACCTGGAACACGTGTAATAGTGCCAATTTTAGAATCTGGAGAAATACAAATTGATAGTGAATTATTGCCACCTTGGAAACGATGAAAAAAATAATTATATTAGGTTGTTTAGGTTTTGACTTGTCAATTATGGCTCAGCGAAATTTAAATAACAATGTTGAAATAGTAACAAATAATATTGATGCTAAAAACATGGTTAATTTTAATATTGAACGAGAACCTATTGTTTTTAATAGCCATTATCAAGAAGTATTTGATATAAAACAAACAGACATACCTAGAAATAAATTTTTAGATAAACCTAGACATAATTATAGACGTAGATAATGAACATACCAGCACCTAAATTTACCGTCCTATATAACAACAAAAACATTACTACGGATATTTCGAAGTACATGCTGTCTTTGACGTATAACGATAAAACAGAAGGCGAAAGCGACGAAATAGAAATACGTGTTGAAGATGTTGATTTGAAATGGCAAAACTCATGGTATCCAGAAAAAGGTGCGAAATTAACCGTTTCAATCGAAAATTTAAAATGTGGAGTTTTTGAAATTGACGAAATTAATCTCGAAGGACCGCCAGACGTTGTAGCTATTCGTGGCATGGCAACTGGTATTGTAAATTCATTACGAACTAAAAAATCAGATGCGCACGAGTCAAAAACTTTGAAGCAAATTGCTGAAAAAGTAGCTTCGAAAAATAACCTTACCATTCAAGGTGAAATTCCAGAAATTACTTTCGGACGTATAACACAAAACAAAGAAACTGATTTAGCGTTTTTAAAGCGTATATCTCAGGAATACGGGGTTTTGTTTGCTGTACGTGAAAATATTATTACATTCACGTCAATTTATGATGTAGAGAAAAGAAATGTTAGTTTTTTAGTTGACAAATCGCAGATTAAAAGATATTCATTGACCGACAAAGCCGATGGAATGATTAAAAATGCCTCGGTTAAATCGAAATCAGCAAAGAAAAACGAACCGGTGACTGCTAACTTAGATTTTGAAAAATACAAGCAAGAGCAAGGATATTCAAGCGATACGCCAGTAAATCAAGATTCAGGGGTTACGCATACTAAAGCCGAAAATAAACAGCAAGCCGAAGCGAAAGCTAAAGCTATTATGCATTTATCAGCAGGTAATCAGATGGAAGGCAATATTGAATTACAAGGAACGACTTTAGCAATTGCAGGCAATAATTTCCAATTAACGGGATTAGGTAAATTATCAGGTAAATATCATATAAAAAGCAGTTCCCATAAAATAGAACGTTCAAGTGGTTACACTGTTAATTTAGAGATTAAACGATTGAATTTACCAGCGAAAACGGAGCAAATAACAAAAGCTAAAAAGAAACAACAATCTAATAATGTGAATGTTCGAAATGTTAAATTTCCAGATAATAAATATCCTTACGGAAATCCTACACGTATTCAATAATTATTTGGTTATTTAAAAATAAGTATTATATTTGAATTATGAAATTTCTAAAACCAAAAAGATGACTGTATTTTCAACTTGCTTTATCGTCGCAGCTATTATGAATATAGCGTACTATTTACTCTGGTGGCTTCACTCTAAAGAAAATCAATTGAGCGCCATTATAGGCTGGTTTTGTGCCATTCTGTGGTGCATAGGCTCAAACAGATAAAAAACATTGTAGTGAGATACAATGACTTTCGGTTAGTTAATAAATTATTGTGGCTATTTCTTTAATTATCTTTGCTAACTTTGTTAAACAAAGTACGATATTTAAAAATTTTTTCCACCAGTTCAATTGAGGTTTATTTTTTTTATCGTTATTTAAGTTTAAAACCTCCATAATCGGAGGTTTTTTTATTTATAATCAATTATAATTATTCAAGTTTTTTTATATCTTTACAAAATGCTAAGATTTGGAAACATAACTGAAGTTGACCCTGCCAAAGGATACGCCCGTGTGACCTTTACCGATGATGGTATTGTTTCTGATTGGTTGCAAGTTCTGACGCTTGGAGCAATTAAAGACAGCTTTTCATATACATTTTCAATCAATGAGCAAGTAGCTTGTTTAATGGATGAAAACAGCGAAGAAGGTGTAATTTTAGGAGCTTTAAACAACGATAAAACGCCTCCAAATGGAGCAGGTGACGGAATTTTTAGAGTAAAATTTGAAGATAATTCTGTTATTGAATATAATAAAAACACGCATAAGTACAATATTAATATTATTGGCGAAGTTGATATAACCGCACCAGTGATAAAATTAACCGGAGCTGTGGCTATAGCTGGAGCGTTAACCGTTACGGGTACAATATCAGCACCTTCAGGCGCACCTTTAACGGGTAATTTAGAAGTTTTAGGAGATATAAAAGCAGGGACTGTTTCGCTTAAAACACACGTTCATACTTCAGCAACACCAGGAAACCCAACAAGCGTACCAATACCATAATGGCAACAAAAATTCAAGATATAAAAGCGACCAACTGGCAATTATCCAATGTAACTATTGGACAAGTTGTTGAGGGTATAGATGATATTCGTCAGTGTATTGGAATTATTCTGACTAACACTAAAGGAAGCGATCCGTTACGTCCTCTTTTCGGTTCCGATATTTGGCGTTTTATTGACACTCCAGTTAATACTGCTGTGGCTAATATTTCAGCTGAAATAATTGATTGCATCGGAAAGTGGGAGCAAAGAATTATCATTAAAGAATTGACTTATAATATTGCAGGCTCTAAAATAGATTTTGAGTTAACTGCTGAATTATTGGAATCAGGCGAAATAACTCAAATTTTATTTTTCATTGACAGACAAAAACAAATCACACCTCCAGCTATTGGACGTGCATTTAGTAATGGATTCGATTTTGGATTCTCTTAATTTTTATTTATGACACCAGCAGAAATTGAAGACGTTATAAATGCGTATATAATTGATAACAACACAAATCAGGTTACGCCTGCTAAGGTTCGTTTTGTATTAAAAACATTGAACAATGCAATTCAGCAAACGGATGCTTCGGCAGTTTTCGCTATAGCTCCTTTGTTTTTTAATGCGTTTACAAATCAGTTTTCGATTCAGATTGTTACCGATGAACAAGATGGATATTTGACATCTGCCGATTACGGTGAATTTAAACAAAATTTATTACCGATTCAGGCAGATAGAATTGAAGTTAAGCACAAAGGGTGGTATAACGGAATAAAAAATACCGGAACCGGAATTGAGTTAGGCGATATTTGTCAAGGATTTGGAGATACACCTGCCGATTGGATCGATTCGATGATGTACGTGACGCTAGGCGACGACCAAGATGTGAGTAATTATGAATTAATATACTCAGCAACAGTTTCGGTTTTACCGATTGTTTAACTATTTTTACCAATAATTTAATTAAATTTTATGAAAAGATTACTTTTACTTTTGACCTTATTAATTGCAGGTATAACGGCAAATGCGCAGTTTTCACCTTCAAATAACTTGAACTATGTCAAGCTACTGAAAGACCCTCCGGTAGCGACAAAAAACGATTCTGTTGCTTCTGGAGGTGTTGCCTTGACTCTTTCAAACATAGTTAGTGCTTTGGGATATACTCCAGAGAACGTAGCTAATAAACAAAACTCGCTCACAGTAGACGGAACAGGCGTAAAATACGCTACTGTTGACGCTGTTAATACTTTAAATTTACAAACCGTTACTGATAAAGGTAATTCAACTACAAACAATACTTCTGCAGGAACAGTTCAGAACCAAGTTAGTAAAATAGTATTTATAGGAGACAGTAATACGGCTGGTTACGGATTAACGGATTTAACAACTAGATATTCAACATTATTATGCACTCAACTAAAGTGTACTGAAATAAATAACGCTATTTCTGGAATGACTATGCAAAATGGCACTCCTTCGGGTTCTGGCGGTTCGATATTAACACAATTGTCATTAATTCCAACTTACGACAGCACGAATAGTTATTTAGTTATAAATTTAGGTACAAACGATATTTTAATAAATACAGCCAGTTATACTCCAGCAGGTTTTAAAGTAGCGTATCAAACGGTTATTACAAATGCTATAAGTAAAGGATGGACAGGAAATAGAATTGTACTTACAGTCCCTTCGTTTATTAGTGATTACAATTATTTATCAGGTGCTTCATCTTTAGCGATACATCAACAATACAGAGATAAAATACTTGAATTATCCATAACAAATAGTACAAAATATTTAGATGCTTTAGCAATTACAACCAACAACGGAGGTGCTTCGCTATTACAGTCAGACGGGGTACATTTAAACGTTGCTGGCAGCAAAATAATGAATACAGCAGAAGCTTATTTGTTTACTTCTACAACTACTTACGGGGATTCTCAAATATCAGGTCAGTTGTCAGTAGGTCAAATTAAAGATGCTCCACAATTTTACAGTGTTATCAGAGAAACTACAGACGTATTAAATGACTATGTAGAATTAGGCTATTTCAAGTATTTAAAAAATGTATCTACTTTTGTTGACGTTACAATTTCAAACACAGATGTTTCTTTTCCTTTTCCTGAATATTTAGGCGATGTTTACGGAGGACTTGGTTTAAAATATAGCGTCCCAATAAATAGTTGGATAACACCTAATACTTGGTTAAAAGTTAACCCTATATACATAACGGCTTTAGGTTCTTGGGAGGGTTCTGTTGAACTAGAAGTAAAACTTGTAACCACAGGATTTACAGACAGTCGTTTTTATTTCAGAATAAAAAACACAGTAACTTCAAGAAA